TATTTAGAGCGTATGCGTCTCGATTCCAGCGGCAACCTGCTGTTGGGGACTACAGCAATAAATAGGCTCGGCAGTGGTGCATCAGGACCTGCAGTTCACTTAGCTGGATCTGCTGGTGTTGAAATGTATTTATCTACTGCTTCAACAACTTCTGGTGATACTGCTGGTGCTATTAATTTTGGAACAACAGGAACATCCTCTGCTGCTAAACGAAGTGCACTTATAGGTTCGTTACTTTCAGCAACATCCAGTTCGGTAGTAAGTGGCAATTTAGTATTTTATACAAATAGCGCTGGCACTCTTGCAGAACGCATGCGCATTAGCTCTGGCGGTCAAGTATGTATTGGAGGTACTTCGGCAAGAGGAAAACTTGATATTGAATCCAATGGTGTTGCATCAGTTGTTATTGGCAATCCAAACGAATTAACTGTTGGTACTGTTATTATTGGACAAAATATCGGAGGTTGCGCACTAAGTCTAACAGACGGAGCGAATGCACACATGTACCTAGAAATTCTTTCTGGATATGGCAGTAGGATCAGAAGCGATAATCATCTTGTGTTGACCTCAGGTGGTGTAGATAGCGCCATGAAAATAGCAAGCACATCAGGCACTGTTACTCTAGGCAGTTATGCTATAATGACTTCGGATGCTGGTTCACTAAGCATAGGAAATGGTAATGTTGGATTACTTCTTCTTGCCAATACTGGACAACGTCGTATTATACCACGTGCTCCCAACTCAGTAGGTACTGCACCAGATAACGCAATTGATCTCGGTGATGCTGGTTCACGTTTCTCTGTAATTTATGCTACAACTGGCTCAATCAACACCTCAGATAGAAACGAAAAGCAAGATATTCAAGATTTTTCAGATGCTGAAAAACGTGTTGCCGTAAAAATTAAATCACTATTCAAGACATTTCGCTGGAAAGACTCTGTGGTTAAAAAGGGTGATGATGCACGTATTCATGCTGGTGTTATTGCTCAAGACGTACGTGATGCTTTTACTTCAGAAGGTTTAGATGCAAATCGCTACGCTTTGTTCTGCTCCGACACATGGTATACCGTTGACGGTAGAGACTTAAAAGACAACGGAGAGCGTTTTACCGCAGAAGATGAAGGTGCGGTAGAGCATACAAGACTTGGTATGAGATACAGCGAACTTTTATCCTTTGTCATCTCTGCACTATAAGACTAAATAACAATATGATTACATACTCATGGGAAATTAACAAGGTTGACAAAGTCACCGTAGACGGCATGGACGATGTCATCGAGACAGTGCATTGGTATGCCGAAGCAACCGATGGTGTTTACGTGACACATGAAGTTGGTGAGTTAACATTGGAAGCACCAGATCCAGATCGCTTCATTGAGTTTGGAAACTTAACCAAGTTGGACATCGTTGGCTGGTTACATGTAAAACTAGATACAGCTGCTATTCGTAACACGCTAACTAATAAACTTCAAGAACTTCAAGGCTAACAAATGGCTTATATCGGTAGATCAGTTGAAATAGGAATGTTTGAAAAGCAGGTACTAACTGCTGACTCAAGCACAACCACCTTTACACTTACATTCGCAGTTGGTTCTGCCAATAGTCTTCTTGTAGTTTACGGTGGTGTTATCCAAGAACCAGCTGTGGCTTATAGCGTGTCTGGTGGTGGTCAACAGATCGTATTCTCCGAAGCACCAGCAACTGGCACTACAACTTATATCATTTATCTTGGCAAACAGCTAACCACTCCACGTGCAGCTGGTCAAGAAACAACCAAACAAACATTTGCAGGTGATGGTAGCACAGTTACCTACACCCTAACAGATCCACCTGTAGTTCCTGCAGGTATCATGGTATTCGTAGACGGCATCCTTCAGCGTGAAGGTTCGGGTAATAACTACGTATCTTCGGGATCAACAATCTCTTTTAGTTCTGCACCAGACTCTTCCGCTGAGATCGACGTATATACGTTGGTCAAGGAAAAGGTTAGCATTGATACTGTTGCCGATGGTTCTATTACTCGTGCCAAGTTAGCACAGTCTGCTCCTTACTGGGATGGTGCTGGTAATGTAGGTATTGGTGTAGCAACTCCTTATCGCCAATTTCAAGTAGGAAACTACAGCGCAAACGCAGTAATGGCTCTTGGTTCATCACCAACTGGTACAGGCACGTTTGTTTTTTCAACATCAGATAGTGCGCCAGGTAGATATGTTGGGACAATTGACTACAACCACACAAGCAATTATCTAGCATTTACTACAAATGCATCAGAGCGTGTTCGTATCGATTCTAGTGGTAATGTGGGTATTGGTACTGCTTCTGCTTCTCAAAAGTTAGAAGTTGCTGGTAACATCTACGTCAATACCTCTGGTAATCCTTATCTGCAATTGAAGACAAGCGGTGCAGGTAACAACCCATACATCCGTATGCAGGCTGATACCAACTACTGGGATATTCAAAGCACATTCTCCAATGCCAATGATGAACTGTACTTTATGTACAATGGTTCAGCTAAGATGGTGCTTGATCCAACTACTGGTAATGTGGGTATTGGTACTACTGCTCCATCTTCAAAGTTGCAAGTTCTTGGAACAACAAACTCTGGATACGCTACAAGTAACGCTATTACAAGCGGTGGCTCTGCTATATCCAACTCAAGTGCACTATGGAGTGGTAGTTCATTACGATTAACTGCCAATTTTGGTGGTGCGGTTGCTTTCACTGGTCGAGCATCTGAGTTAGTATTTGGTGCAGATAACGGCAACTTTGGTAGCGGTGGTGGGTTTTCGCAAGCAAACTTAGGTGCTATTACAGCTATTTCTGAGAATGGTAATGCAGTGGGACTTGCTTCCAGTATGTTGTTTTATACATCTGTTGGTAACAATATTAACGAACGCATGCGTATTACATCAGCAGGTGAATTGCTGGTTGGATATACAAACGCAGGTAGTGGTGGCAAGCTGGTTGTCAACGGCATTACGTATCAGAATCAAACCGCAAATGGAACTTCAGGATCTCCTGTTGTAAGTGGTGGATACTTAATTGGACCAAACGACCCCAACATCTATGCAGGTATTAGAGCCTTAAACTCTTATTTGTCTAACAATGCTTCTCAACTGGCTTTTTACGTAACCAATTCAACAGGAAGTGCGTATGAGGCGGGAAGATTTGATAAAGATGGTAACCTGCTAGTAGGAAATACGAGTGCTGGTGATGGAAAATTAAGAATTTCAGCAAGTGCCAATGCGTATAACATTTTAAAAATTGATGACCAAGGCTCAACTACTGGTAACTATGTCCAGTTTTTAAATTCTGCTGGAGCACAGGCTGGTGCAATCAACCATAGCGGAACAACATCTGTTAGCTACAACTCTGGTTCTGATTACAGACTTAAAAATATTACTGGTCCAGTAACAAACGCAAGTAGCTTTATAAATTCATTAAAACCTAAAATTGGAACATGGAAAGAAGACGGATCTAAATTTGTTGGGTTTTTAGCCCATGAGTTTGCTGAAATATGTCCACAGGCAGTACAAGGCGAGAAAGACGCAGTAGATGCAGATGGCAATCCTCTTTATCAAAGTATGGAAGCATCCAATCCTGAAGTGATTGCTAACATAGTTTCGTTGCTTCAAGAACTCAAAGCAATTGTCGACGCACAGGCAGTGGAAATCGCTGCACTCAAAGCAAAGTAAAGAGAACATATGGCAATCAGAAAAATATTAACACGTGCTATTGACAGCACTGCTTCATCGAGCAATTTAAACATCGATGCCAATACTTTGTTTATCGATACAACAAACAACAGAGTTGGTATTGGTAGTGCTTCCCCTGCATCTAAATTAGTTATAAATGGTGAATCAGGTGTAGTATCATTGAATGTAACCAACGCATCAGTTGATGGAAGTACTGCTGATGTTGTGCAGATTCAGCCAAGCAATGGTGCGTATTACGGAAAACTATTAAAGATTACCTCTGGCAGATCTGATTACAGTGATTCACTCCTTTTCTTGAATACATCAACAGGGATGAATGGAACAAATGGTAGTTATTTAAGAGTACAAAATTCATCCTCAGCAGATATTTTCCGTATAAAGGGAGATGGCACTGTTGGTATTGGTACAGGCAGTCCTGCAACAAAACTAGATGTAAATAGTGGATCAGCAAATTCAATTATAACCATTACAACAAATTCTTTTGATGGCACATATCGTTCCGCATTAAATTTTCAAGTAAATTCATTTGAAGCAAATCCAAGCGCACAAATTTCTTGTATTGGTACCAATAATTATTCTGGTGATTTAGTATTTTCAACTGCTTTTAGTGGAACAACTAACGCACTTGGTGAACGCATGCGCCTTAAAAGTAGTGGCAACGTAGGTATTGGTATTAGTGATCCACAAGATAAATTGCATGTTGAGGGAACTCTCCGTTTAAGTGGCACAAATGCACAAGCACTCTACATATATGGTGCAGCCACAATAAAACCATATGTTACTATAAATGAGTATGGTGTTAATAATTATTATCTTGGTGCTGGTTCTACTACTGCAGGTGTATTTTCAATAAATGCTACTTTAGCTAGTAGCGGTGGTATACATATCAAAGCCACCAATCAATATGTTGGTATTGGTACTACGACACCAGGACGAGTATTAGATGTTAATGGTGATACTACCTTGGGTGGTAATGCTTACTGTACTGGTTCAATTTATCTTGGTGCATCTACTGGTGCAGTTGGTGGAACTGTATATCTGGCAAATTCACCAGACTCTCATGCTGCAGCAGCTGCAGGTTCTACTATTCGACTTGGTGGTTCTGCATATTTGGGTGTTACATGGTACAGATGGAATTCATCTTTTAACGCTGGTTATCTATCCTTTGGTACACACATTGGTGGTATTTTTGCTGGTGAACGATGCCAACTAGATGTATATGGCAACTTTCAACCATCCAACGATGGTGGTGGACAAATCGGCACTGCTTCTTTCAGATGGGGTGCAATTTACTCTAGTAACGGAACTATTCAAACTTCTGACCTACGTGAGAAAACTGAAATTGTTAACTCATCATTGGGTCTTAACTTTATCAAGTCACTTAGACCAGTATCGTACAAGTGGAAAGTTGGTGGAATAGATGTTCGCACAGACTTTGATGCAGGAAAAAATGAAAAGGGTGATTACACTCAAATCGTTACTGACATTGCAGGTAAACGTACACACTTTGGTTTAATTGCTCAAGAAGTTAAAGAAGTTCTTGGCGAACAAGACTTTGGTGGTTATGTGTATGATACAGAAACAGATAGATATGCCTTACGCTATGATCAATTTGTTTCTCCACTAATTAAAGCAGTACAAGAACTATCTCAACAGGTTACCCAACTTACACAGCGTATTGCTGAGTTGGAGAATAAATAAGATTATGATTGCATACACAAAGATAACTAGAAGAGAAAACCAATGGCACTAACTAGAATTCAAACTGCTGCGCTACAATCCTCAATTACTGGAAGTAACATTACTGATGGTAGTATTTTAGCTGCAGACTTAGCAAGTGGTTCTGTAACTCCAGCAAAGTTAAGTACTGGTGGTCCAAACTGGGATAGTTCTAGTAACATGGGAGTAGGTGTATCCGCAGGAGGAAGTACAAGATTAACTGTTACAGCCACATCAGGAAGTCTATCTACTTTTACGCAAACCAGTGCAACAGGATATGGCTTGACTATCATTCCTGGCGCAGACACTACTTATGACGCATTCACCATTAACAATGCTGCAAACACACTTAACAAAATTCGTATGTTTGGTGATGGAAGTGCATCATTTTCCAGCACAGTTGGTGTAGGTCTTGCAGCCCCTGTATACCCGATCCATGTTAAAAAAAATGGACTAACAACTGGTATTACCAACGTCTACACAATTGGTCGTTTTTTAAATGATGCGCAAAACAAAGGTTTGGACATAGGTTATGACAACACAACCAATCAAACTACCTTAATCGCATATTCTGGCGGTTCTGCAAGCGGTTACGATTTTTATGCGTACACTGGATCGGCATGGTATCAGCCAATGAAACTAACGAGTGTTGGCAATTTGTTAATTGGAAACACCACTGAAAATTCTGGTACTGGTGGATTAAAAATTGGTGGTAATTTTTCTTTTGGTTCTAGTTCTCTACAGGCAACAACAGGAAATCATACAATAGCTGATGGTACAGTTTCTTTAACATTCTATTCAATGAGTGCAAATGCCACTGTAACATTGCCAGCTGCTTCAACGAATGTTGGTAGAATGCTTTGGTTAAGAAATCAAACTGCTTTTACAGTTAATTCAGCTTCTAATAACGTAACACTACTCGCTAACGGAGCAGTAAGTAATGTTATATTATCTGGAACTGCGGGTAAATGGGCACTACTAATGTCTGATGGATCATACTGGAACATCATCGCAGCTAACTAATAACTAATTTTTTAAGGAAAACAAAAATGGCAATCACATGGAATATCGAACAACTAGAGCGTCAAACATCTGACGGACTTGTAACTACAGTACACTGGCGTGCAAATGCCGCAGAAACTGTTGGCACTGGCGAAGCTGCTGTAACTTACAATGCAACCAGCTACGGTTCAATCGGCTTATCAGCTGGCGAAACAATCGTGCCGTTTGCTAATCTTACCAAAGCAGTAGTAGTTGGTTGGGTCAAAGACAAACTTGGCGCAGAAACAGTTACTGCAACTGAATCAGGTTTAACCGCACAAATCGCAGCGCAAAAAGCACCTGTCTCTGCTTCTGGTCTACCAGAGGCATGGACAGTTACAGAGTAATTACTGTAAACTCTGCTCCGCAGAATGCCTCTTCGGAGGCATTTTTTCCTTGGAAAGCGCAGTTGCAAAAACAATAAATAAGAAGGTATCCTGAGGAAATTGAATGTCGACCATTACAAATCTTTATATTGATCAGGGAACAACCTTTAACTCGGTTGTGACTCTAAAAAATCAAGACGGCACAGCCATGGACTTGACGAACTATACAGTCAAGTCACAGTTTCGTAAGTCGTATCAATCCTCCGTAGCCACAAATTTCACGGCAAGTGTTTATGGTACATCGACCGCAGGTCAGGTTAGATTACAACTCACTGCCACAGCTTCCAGTGCTATCAAAGCTGGTCGTTACCTTTATGATGTTGAGATAACAAACACTATCAGTAACGAAAAGTTTAGAGTACTGGAAGGTATTATAATTCTTTCACCTGAGATTACGCAAACATGAGTGACATAACCGCAACAGTAGATATAACCAGCAATGATGTTACTGTAACTGCAGTTGGTATACAAGGATCAAGTGCTGTACTGGGACCAGATTCAACATTAAATTCTATTGGTAATGTGGATGCTGTGAACCCAGTAAACGGATCTCTACTGATATACAAAACAGGAACAAGCAAATGGACTGCCTCCACCCTGCTCGATGCGCAGAATATGGAAGGTGGAGAATTTTAACGGAGAAATAAAAGATGGCTTCAATAATTAGAATAAAACGCAGTAGCGTCAGCGGTAACCCAGCAACACTGGGAACTGGTGAATTAGCTTACTCAGCCTTAACAGATAACGGCTCCAATGGTGGAGATCGTCTTTACATCGGTATGGGTTCGGAAACTGCAGGTAATGCAGCGAACCACTATGTTGTCGGTGGTAAATACTTCATGGACATGTTGGATCACACTCTAGGTACGCTTACTGCGTCATCTGCGATCCTTGTCGATTCAAACAGTAAAATCAATAACATAAATGTCGGTAATATTACTATTACTGGCAGCACCAATACTGTTAGTTCTACTGATACAAACGGTAATATCGTACTAACTCCGAATGGTACTGGTAAGTTAGTTCTTAACAATCCATACATTAACGGCACGACAGATACCCTTGCTGAGTTTATCTATGATACAGTGGGTGGTGCAATTACTCAGGGTACTGGTATTAGTATCACAAACAGTGATGTAGGAAATACTTCCACAGTTGCAATTGATTCTACTGTTGCCACACTAACTGGCACTCAGACTCTTACTAATAAAACTTTAACACTTCCAACCTTTGGTGGTACTGGTGTTACATTCAATGGTTCTACTTCGGGCACAACTACTGTTCTCGCAACTGCTGTTGCTGGAACTAGCGTATTAACATTACCAGCTGCAACCGATACATTGGTTGGTAAAGCAACTACTGATACGTTAACAAACAAGACTATTAACTTAACTAGCAATACATTGGTTGCTACTTCTGCACAGTTAGCCACAGCTATTACAGATGAAACTGGTACTGGTGTTATAGTATTCGGTACTTCTCCAACAATTACTACTAGTATCGTTGCTGGCAGTGCATCGATGGATGTTTTCAATACAACTGCAAGCACTATTAATGCCTTTAGTGCAGCAACCACTTTAGCTATTGGTGCTATCACTGGTACTGCTACGATTAAAAATACAACAGTAACATTAGAGAATGCTACTACTTTAAATATTAATGGTGCATCACCTGCAATTGCTACAAGTAGCACTACTGCTTCAGTATTTAATTCTACAGTTACTACATTAAACATCGGTGGTGCTTCAACTGCTACGACAATTGGTGCTGCCACTGGAACATTCACCGTAAACAGCGTTACGCTGGCGCATCCAAATGCCACATCGTTTACAATGAATGGTGCATCACCTGCAATCACAACAACTTCAACTGGCACTGCTTCAGTATTCAATACTAATGCATTGACTGGTAACTTATTTGGTGCTGCTTCTGCTATCACCATCGGTAATGCTACCTACGGTAGATTCGTTACTTCCGCAAGTGCAGTAACTATTAGTTCTGGTTCTAACGCAATTAACTCTAGTATTACACTGGCTCCACAGGGCACTGGTACTGTTGATGTTTCTAGCAAGCGTATTACTTCTGTTGGTGATCCTACTCAAGCACAAGACGCTGCAACTAAAGCATATGTTGACTCACTGTCAAATGGTCTTGATGTTAAGGCATCAGTCGTTGCTGCATCTACTGTTGCTCTAACAGTAATTTATGCAAATGGTACTGCTGGTGTCGGTGCTACACTTACAAATGCTGGTACTCAAGCAGCATTAACTCTTGATAGTATTGCTCTGTCATCTGGTGATCGTGTTCTTATTAAAGACCAAGCATCTGCACTACAAAATGGTGTTTATACTGTTACAACAGTTGGTACAATTTCCACAAACTGGGTACTTACCCGTGCCACTGACTTTGATAATAGTCCAGGTACTGAAGTTTCTCCAGGTACTTTCTTCTTCGTTGAACAAGGTACAACACAGCAAGATAATGGTTATGTAGTTTCCACAAATACAGCGATTACTATCGGTACTACTTCAATCGACTTTAGTCAGTTCTCTGGTGCTGGTCAAATCACTGCTGGTGCTGGTTTAACTAAGTCTGGCAATACTATTGATGTTGTTGGAACTACAAACAGAATTACTATTAATGCTGACTCAGTTGATATTGCTTCCACTTATGTTGGTCAGACTTCAATTACTACTCTTGGTACTATTGCTACTGGTACTTGGCAGGGTACTATCGTTGGTGCTACCTATGGTGGTACTGGTATTAACAATGGTTCCAATACAATCACTCTTGGTGGTTCTATTTCTACTGCTGGAGCGTTCACTACTGCTGGAGCATTTGCGTTAACACTGACTCAAACTGCAGGAACAAACGTAACACTTCCAACTACTGGTACTCTTGCTACTTTGGCTGGATCTGAAACATTCACTAATAAGACGCTAACATCGCCAACAATTAATAGTGGTGCGCTATCAGGAACATTCACTGGTGCTCATACCATGTCTGGTGTTACTACTTTCTCTAATACAACTGATGCTGGTCCTCTTGGAACTGCTGGTGTTGTAATGTCTGGTGGTTTGTCTGTGACTAAACAGATCTACGTTGGCACGAATATTACTGGTGCTGGTGCAGCAACTTCTACTTTAGATGGCTTCCAGATTGATGGCGGTACATACTAAGTAACTCTTAGTGGGGGAGTTTTTACTCCCCTGTTTTTGATCTCCTTTTTTAAGGTTAGAGCATGGCGAATAAGTTTCTTCTTAAGAAGTCTTCGACTGCGGCAAAAGTTCCGCTAACGAGCGACTTAGACTATGGTGAGTTAGCACTTAACTACACCGATGGCAAGCTGTATTATAAGACAGCAAGCAATACCATCAATTACATTGATGCGATTAATACTGCCGTAACTCTAACCAACAAAACAATTTCTCTCCCAGTAATTGATAATATCAAGATGGGGTATACCACGACTGCCACGGCAGCTGGTACAACCACTCTAACGGTATCGAGCAATTATCGTCAATTCTTTACTGGTTCCACTACCCAAACTATTGTTCTTCCAGTAACTAGCACATTGGTCGCTGGTATATCATGGGAGATTGAAAACAATTCAACTGGCGTACTTACAGTAAATTCCTCTGGTGGCAATTTAGTTGGAACAGTACCAGCAGGTGTTTGTGTTCATGTGGTTTGTATTGGAACTACACTAACCACTGCAGCTGATTGGGACTGGGATTATATTTCCACTACCACAATTACTGGCACTGGATCCAATGTATTGGCAGTAAGTCCAGCATTGACTGGAACACCTACTGCCCCTACCGCTACTCTTGGTGATGTGTCAACACAGATAGCAACTACTGCTTTTGCGGATAATGTAGCCCTAAATAAAGCTGTAGCAATGGCAATCGCACTGGGATAACATATGGCAACTGACACAAGAGAAAAACTAAAAGAATACTGCCTACGTAGTCTAGGCGCACCTGTGGTCGAAATCAACGTAGATGACGACCAATTGGAAGATCGTATAGACGAAGCCATTGAATACTGGCGTCTATATCACTCTGATGGTATTGAAAAAATCTATCTAAAACATCAGATTACGCAAGATGATTTCACCAACAAGTATATCCCTCTAACAGATTTAATCTATGGTGTAACCAAAGTATATCCTGTTACGACTGGAACTGGCGGTTCCAAAAACATCTTTGATCTTCAGTACCAACTGCGTCTGAACGATCTGTATGACCTAACTTCTACCTCTATTATTTACTATCAAACAGTAATGAATCACTTGGCTCTGCTCGACTTCACGTTGAATGGCCATACGTTGTATAGATTCAATCGTTTTCAAAATAGGCTTTACCTAGACATCAATTGGGCAACCGATGTGGAAGTAGGTGAATTCGTTTTGGTAGAATGCTATCGTGCCATGGATCCAGCTGTGTTTCCTAGAATGTATAATGACTCATGGTTAAAGCACTACACAACTGCTCTATTCAAAGTACAGTGGGGCACTAACCTTAAGAAATTCCAGGGTTTGCAACTTCCTGGTGGTGTTACCATCGATGGCGATAAGCTGTACGATGAAGGCAAACAAGAAGTTGAGTCACTGGAGCAAGAGTTAATGACCAAATCTGCACCATTGGAGTTTTTTCTTGGTTAACAAATACGCTTTTTGGTACGAATCATTAATGATTAAAGCCAGAGAAAGAAATTGGTCTAAGAAAACTGCACCAACGTATGTGGAGAATCATCATATCATACCAAAATCTTTGGGTGGATATGATACTAAAGAAAACCTTGTATATTTAACTGCGAGAGAACATTATATTGCACACTTGCTATTATGTAAATTTGGTGATTCTAACCAAAAATCAAAAATGATTTGGGCTATGCAACGATTCTTATCTAGCAATAAAACTGTTAATTCAGTAATGTATTCTAATATTAGAAACCAATGGATTAATGAACATAAGAAAAAATTGTTTGGTAATACGAGAAGACTTGGTAAAAAAGACAGCGAAGAAGTTAGAAAGAAAAAAAGCGATTCTATGATGGGTGTCGTGGGTAAATGGAAAAGAACTGAACACCATTGTGAACTAAGTTCGAATAGAATTAAATTGTTAAATGAAAAATCTAATCCAATGAACAATCAAGAAAGTAGAGAAAAAGTATCAGCTTCCAAGATTGGTAGAAAAAGAATCTACCGAGAAGATGGTTCATTCTATATGTCTAAGGCAATGTAATGGCTCGCAATGTTTATTTTAGCCATGGTACAAAGAACGAACAGTTTCTCGTTGAAGATCTGATCGTTGAGTCTCTGTCCATCTACGGACAGGACATGTTCTATATTCCAAGAACTCTTGTTGCAAAAGACGACATCCTTGGTGAAGATAGACTAAGCGAATTCAAAAGTGCTTATCCAATCGAGATGTATCTGGAGAACGTAACTGGCTTTGAAGGTCAGGGTGCGTTCATACAAAAGTTTGGATTAATGATGGAACAGACAGCAACACTTACTGTTGCTCGTAGACGCTGGGAACAACTCATTGGTCGTTTCGGTCAAACCATTATTCCAAACCGCCCATGCGAGGGTGACCTACTTTACTTTCCGCTGACCAAGGGTCTCTTTGAGATCAAGTTTGTCAAGCATCAAGACCCTTTCTACCAACTCGGAAAACTCTACGTATTTACGCTAGAAGTTGAGTTATTTCAGTACTCTTCTGAGCATATTGACACAGGAGCAAAGGAAATTGATGTGTTTGAAACACTCAAGTCCTTTTCTATTGATGGTGCTGATAGACTGCTTATGCAGGATGGAAGTTATCTTACCTTGGAAACAGGGGAACATGTCATCCTTGACTTTGATCTCGACAAGCAAGATTCCTATGGTGACAATAAGAAGTTTCAGGCTGAAGCTGATGCCATTACCTTTGACGCAACTAACCCATTCGGTGAGGCTGTATAATGCTGGCTGGACAAACTTTCTATCACCAAACCATCCGCAAGACCATTGTGGCATTTGGTAATCTGTTTAGCAATATTAAAATTGAAAGACAGAACAAAACCGATGGTGCCATTGAACAGGTACTTCAGGTTCCACTGGCATATGCTCCAAAGGAAAAATGGTTGGTTCGTTTGGAATCAGATCCAAACTTATCACAAAATACCTATACTTCTCTTCCGAGATTATCCTTTGAGATAACAGGTATGTCCTACGATTCAACTCGTAAGGTTGGTCGTATGAATCAAATCGCAGTTAACAAAAGCGATCGTCTTCAACACCAATTTTCTCCAGTGCCTTACAACATTGATATCAGTTTGTATGCACTAACTAAAACGCAGGAAGATGGTTTAACAATCATCGAGCAGATTTTACCAACATTCACACCAGACTATAATCTATCAGTAATGATGATTCCAGAACTGAATATCAACCAAGATATACCAGTTATACTAAATAGTGTGAATGTTCAGGACGATTATGATGGAGATTTTCAGACTCGTCGTTTTGTGACTTATACGCTTAACTTTACATTGAAGGTTAATCTGTTTGGAAATATTTCAGGTCAGACAGATATCAGAACAGTCAGTGCAACGCTTGCGCAAACCCAGACCGAACAAACACTATCAGATTACACAGCGACTGTTGTACCAGTAACAGTGATTCCAACTCAGGAATCATATTCAGTAAATGAAAACTGGGCAGATGGTCTCTAAGGAGAAGAAATGGCAAAATCAACAATCAATCTTGGAACTACACCGAATGACCGCACTGGCGATACGTTACGTGATGCGGGAAGTAAGGTCAACTCCAACTTCAGCGAACTCTATACCGCACTTGGTAGTGGAACAGCACTTACTATTGCAGTGACTGGAGCAACTAGCGGACAGGTTCTTAAGTTTAACGGAACTAACTTTGTTCCAGCAGCTGATGCAAACACTGACGCAGTTACCTCGGTAAACACGCTAACAGGTGCTATTACTCTTACCAGTCAAAACATAACCGAACCAGCAAATAATCCAGTGTTGGCTGGCGTTGTAATTGCAGGTACTGCTGGGCAGTTTACTTGTACTGCCACAACATTGGCTGTTAATCAAACAGTTACTATCACTGGTACGTTGGGTGGCACTGGAACTATTACTGGTTATACCACTGGAAAAGTTTATACAATTTCAGTGACTAATGGCACTACCAGTTTTACACTAACTGATGCTGGTGTTGCAATTGTTACTACTGCTGGAACTCCAACTGGTTTAACATATACACCGAGCACGTTAAATGTTTACTTCTCACCTTCACGTGCACGTAATGCGCTAAGTGCAACTAGTCCAATTGGTTATAGTGCTTCTACTGGCGTAATTTCTTTTAGCGGAAATACAGATAATCTTCCTGAAGGTTCTACCAATCAGTACTATACTGCTGGTCGTTTTGACTTTAGATTATCTCAGGTAAGCACAACTAATCTTGCAGAAGGTACAAATTTATACTTTACCAACACTCGTGCTCGTGCAGCAATTAGTGGTACTGGTGCGATTGGATATGACTCAGCCACTGGTATTATTTCTTTTACAGGTGCAGCTGCAGCTGCTGGCACATTAACTGGTGCTACTCTTGCTTCTAATGTTACTGCTTCTTCTTTAACTTCTGTTGGCACTATCGCCAGTGGTATTTGGAATGGAATTGCAATTACTGGTCAATATGGTGGCACTGGTGTAGACAACACTGGTAAGACAATCACATTGGGTGGAAATCTTACAACAGCTGGTGCATTTGCTACAACATTAACTGTTACTGGTACGACCAGTGTGACACTACCAACTACTGGTACTCTTGCAACTTTATCTGGTACAGAAACATTTACCAATAAAACTTTAACATCATCAACAGTTGCAATAGCAAATACTTCAAGCACTGCTGAAAGTGTTGGTTATCTTGGCATACCACAAAGTGCAACTGCCACTACTGCTACTTTGGCAATCGGTGATGCTGGCAAACACATTTATGTAACAACAAATAGTCAAACAATAACTATTCCAGCGAATGCTTCTGTGGCTTATCCAATCGGAACTACCATTGGATTTATCGCTGGTGCAAGTGCCACTACTGTTACTATCGCAATCGCCACCGACACTATGTATCTTGGTGGAACAGGAACTACTGGTTCCAGAACTCTTGCTGCACATGGAATGGCAACTGCTGTTAAAGTTGCTGCCACTACATGGTATATTAGCGGAAACGGATTGACATAATGAGTGGTGCTTTAGCATTAGCAACGCTGGGGTCTTATAAGACTGCAGCATTTGTGCCAAGTCTGGTCTATAATTTAGATGCAGCCGATTATTCGGTTGTACCAAATAATCTTTCACTTGCAAATGGCACAGGATCCTACACACTTACTGTGGCCAACGCTGGCTCCAGCATATCTTGGAACTCGGCTAATGGTGGATCATTTGCTAAATCGAATAGCACAGGAACAGATTTTATTTACGGTGGTCCAAGTTATGTAACTGCTCAGAGTTATACAGTATTCATGGCATATAAACTATCTGCTACATCGGCTGGTAGATTGTTAAATACCCAAAACGAAACACCTAAAGATTGGTTAATGGGTGGGTACAATGGTAACCCAAATACTTTCTATCCAAATGTTAGCGTAAACCTACCTTCAAGTGGTGCTGATACAGTTTGGCATTTGGATTGGGCGACATGGGATACAGCCACAAGCACTGGTAAATTATATACTTCTACTAGCACTGCGCCATCAGCTGCAGCGTTTACAGCAACTAATGCTGGCGGTGGTGGTTTCAATCAATTAAGATTGTTTAGTCGTGCATCTGGTTCTGAAGTTCAAACTGGTAATATTGCATTTGTTAAAGTGTATAATGGTGTGTTATCATTGGCAACTATTCAATCGTTGCATGCTACGTACAAAGCAAGATTTGGCTATTAAAAAGAATAGAGAATAAAAATGGCAAAAAATTTAATAGATATTGGTATTAACCTAAACGATGGTACTGGTGATAACCTGCGTACAGCTGGTACGAAGATCAATGCCATGTTCCAAGAGGTGTATAACGTCTTTGGAGATGGAACCAACTTATCGAATCTAGTATCTAATCTTCACATTGTTAACGATATTGCACCACAGCTTGGTGGCAATCTTGATATGAATGGTTACATCATTAATGGTAATGGTGCAATTAACATTCTGTCAACAATAACAACCAGTGATAATCTAGTTGCCGTTGGCGCTGTTCAGGCATCTTCCGCAGCAATCACTAACAACTCTACCTTTGGTGGCACAGTAACTGTTGGTGGTGCGGTATATGTTGGCAACCATGCCACAATTAAAACTACCATTACAGATACATCATTAACAACTGGCACTCTTAATGCAACAACAGAATTGCAGGTTGTTGGACCAGCTTCTATAAGTGGCGCAATCACCAGTGGTGCTGTTGGTTCCAAGATGCGTTTCTATTGGAACAATGTAGCAGCATTCCCATCGGCAACTACGTATGAAGGTGGTATAGCATTTGCTGAAGATACCAATCGTATGTACTTCGCCAGTGATGCAGAGTGGTATAAACTTGCTCCAGAAGAAGCACCACAATTAACTAATAGGGTTGTTGATAGCGTAATAATCACAACACCGACTGCACCAACTGCATCTAAGAATTCAACACTTGGTGGTCAGAATACCACTCAGATCGCAACGCTGGCATATGTCAAGGATGTTACATCTGACTATGCACCATTGGCTTCGCCAGCATTAACTGGTACACCAACTACAACTACTCAGGCAACTGGCACTCGAGCAGCAACTGGCGCAAGCACTCAAATCGCAAACAGTACTTACGTTCGCAATGTGGCTGGCGAGATTTACACTGAAGTAGATCTTAAAGCACCACTGGCATCTCCTTCGTTAACAGGAACTCCACTTACACCTACTCAGGCAACTGGTACTCGAGCAGCAACTGGTGCCAGTACACAAATTGCAAATAGCACATATGTGCGTAATGTGGCTGTTGAGATTTATGATGCAGTAGATCTTAAAGCACCACTGGCTTCACCAGCATTGACTGGAACACCAACTGCACCAACTGCAGCTGCTGAAATAAACAACACACAAATTGCAAGCACTGAATATGTTACTCGTGGTATCGGTTCTGCTGTTACCACAATTAATACTGCGCTTGCTCTTAAAGCACCATTGGCTTCTCCAGGATTAACTGGAACACCAACTGCTCCAACTGCAGCAGTTGGAACTAACACCACTCAGTTAGCAACTACTGCATTTACTAAAGAAGCAATCGATGCTTATAATACTTTAATAGATTTATCAAAGTATGCTAAACTAGAAGCACCACAATTCGTTAATAAAGAAATAACTTCTGGTGTTGGTGCTTTACAATTCAACAATAAAACACAAATTGCATATTTAAGATTTATAACTGGTCTGGGAACTGCTGATGCAGGTGAAGCTGCACTACTTGCTATCATGTTAGATACTAATCCTGCAACAGGACAGGCATACGGAAATATAACTGCGCATGCTGAAACTCGAACTCCTCCAACACCATCAACATACATTAACTTATCGGATGGTATCGAAACAGCTAAACTTGCTATTGGATTATCTTCTTCAACCACTAGAAGTACTCAATTGCTCGCTGCAATTTTCGCAAGTCCAAGTTTTGCTGCCATAAGAGATAATGGTTGGGTTACTTACGGATCGATAGTAGACGTTCCTCGTTCAACCACTGCAGCTGTTGGAACTAATAGCACTCAGATCGCAACTACTGCGTTTGTTAAAACTGCAATTGATACTAAAGTTACTGATATTAATTTAAGTCAGTATTTACTGGCACACCTACTGTTCCAACAGCAGCAGCATACGATAACAGTCTTAAAATTGCTAACACAGCGTATGTTGAGGGTTTAATTTCTCTCAACAATACAGGATTAGATATAAGTAGTTATGCTAAAAAAGCAAGTCCAGTATTTAGTGGCACACCTACTGTTCCAACTCCTTCAGACAATAATGATACTTTACAAATTGCAAATACTGCATTCGTTCAAAATTGGACATATTCCTATGGCGATGTTCCGAAGTGGGGTGGTTCTCGCAAATATGTTAATACCAGCCCACCAATTTCAGCTAATGGTGCCAATGGCGACATTTGGATTCAGCCAGGACTAGATGATGCCACTACAGTTCTTTACTCAGTTCCATGGGATAGCGTAACAAATAAACCATCATTCTTTAATGGTGCTTATAGTAGTTTATCAGGTAAGCCAAGTTTGTTTGATGGTAACTATAACAATTTGACTAATAAACCAGCAGGTTTTGACGTTGCATCCACTCCTGTTTTTGATGGTGTGGTAGATTGGGGTGCAGCAGAAATTAGAACACTTACTTTTAGAATTAAATTTGAAAACGGTATTGATGCTAGAGAATTAGTATCACCAGATCAATTTGTTATAAAAATGACTTTAAATGATTACTATACCATAACCAATTCAAACACCTCATCAGTTTGGTATACTTCCAATAAAATTGTAAGCGTTTTCAGAGATGGTTATGCCAATTTTGCTTTTGCTTTAAATGGTCTTGGATATCCTGAACCAAATAAAATAAACTTAACTATTTTTAAAATAGGTTCTAGTGCAGTATCTGCACTAGTGTTGTTATCTAATAGTGTACCAGCCTCTCCACCAGCAGGCACTTCCGATGGAGGTAGTGGCGGTACTGGTAATGGTATATTTTAAAAATATTTTATATTAAAGGCAAATTATGACTCTTATCGTAGAATCAATTCGTGACGCTAAAATTAAAGACACTCATGGCAGTGAGATTGAGTGTTACATAAAATATAAAAATCTTCCAGAAAGACTAACCACGCTATCTGCGTCTAGCACAGACGAAGAAGAAAAGGAATTGTACAACAAAATTCTTTTCGGTGAGTATGGAGATGTCAAACCATTAGTAGAAACAATTACTAAAGAAGAAAAACTTGTACTTAGTATTAAGAATCAAAGAAATAAATTATTGGCAGAGTCAGACTGGACACAACTTCCAGATGTTCCTGAAGAAACTAGATCTAAATGGTCTGCCTATCGTCAGGCACTTCGTGATATAACAAAACAAACTGGATACCCAAACACTGTAACTTTTCCAGCAAAACCTGAATAAAGTAAATTATAATGGCCATCAATAAGACAGCTAGTTTAGTATTCACAGGAACACGTCGTTACTGGGATGTTCCAGATATTATTGAAGAAGGAACAATCACATATTCAATTTCTGGTGGCGGTGGCGGTACTGGAGGTAACGATTCACATTCTGGTGGAAGTGGTAGTAATGCTGGGTATGTTCGTGGAACATTTACAATTGCTGCGGGACAAAGAATTAATATAGGTGTTGGTGGTGCTGGTGGTGCTGGTGTAAGTACAGCAGCCAATGCTGCTGGTGGAAGCGGTGGACAATCGCTAACAGGATTTAGCGGTGGCACTGGTGGTAAATCAGGGCAATACGGAACTTCTGGCG